ACCGGCCGATTTAGTAGATGGCGGCGAATTTAGTTGCGAGTTTCAATGGGATCAAAGCGCGTCCACATTCCCACCGATTACAGCCGCAGCGGAAACGGTGACAATTACCTACCCTATGAAATCCGGAGAAACCACAGCGGCAACGTTGAGCGGGTCCGGTTTTTTGACGGGGTCTACTGGGCCAGACTTGGTAAACGGTGAGATTATGAGCGGTGAATATACTGTTAAATGGGGCGGGCAACCAACCTATGCGGCAGGTTCATAATGAAAATAAAAATTGAGGATCACCCCAACGAACAGATTAACGATGTAAAGTTAATACGCATTGACGGCATCGGGGCCGGATATTGTGGAGTTTCGGAGGGGTCGCCGATTTGTTTTACCGGTAGACAATCGCAGGCGGTGCGATCACTGGTAAAGATAGAGGTAGAAAAGTTTATTGGTGGCGCCGTTGGTTCAGTTAATGAGCCGCCACCCAAACCAGAATTAGAGGAGATAGAGGAAGATGAGCAAGACGAAATTAACGAGTAGAGATGATTTACTAGCGCGGTGCAAACGGCGTTATAATACGGTTTCCATTGATGGTATGCAATTTAGGTTGCAGTCATTAAGTGAATCGGAAAAAAGCCGTTTTGAAAAGGCGGTAATCAATAAGAAAACCGGCGAGGTGTACATGAGCGCCCGCCGGCGGTTATTAATTACAATGCTAGTAGACGATGACGGGCAACCGCTTTTAAGTGGTTCCGATTTGGATCTATTGGGGGAAATGGACGGCGCAATAGTTGCAAAATTGTTTGATGCAGCTAGTGAACATGCCGGGTTTAGCAGTACCGACGAGATAGAGGAACTGGAAAAAAACTACGAAAACATCCAAGACGCTATTTCAGTTTCAAGCTAGCAGCGAAACTGGGCGTCTGGGATGTTCCAAGTATGTTGGAGGAAATGCCAACAGAGTTGTTAGATGAATGGATAGCGTTTTATAGGTTAGAGCCATTTGGGGAAGAATGGTTACAGACTAGCTATCTATGTAGTATCGTTTTAAACCTGGCCGCAAAGGACACTGTTGATTTGGATCATTTTGTACCGGATTTTACCGAGAAGAAAAAAACCGTAGTTGATGACGAAGCACAAATGGCCGCTATGTATGGAGTAACAAAATAATGGCCCTATCGATTGGATCCATTGCAACAACGTTTGTTGCGAAAACAAAGCCCTTTGAATCTGGCGTCAAGCGGGCGAGCGCATCAGTTAAAAAAATGGGTAACGATGTTCGTACCGCCGGCCAACAGGCGGCCGATGGATTTAAAAAATTCTCAAATAGCGTTGTTGTGCAGGCGGCCAAGATAGCAACGGCGATTGCTGCAATCGGATTTGTAAAAATGGGTATTGGTGCAGCGGCAACGATGCAACAGGATTTAATAACCATTAAAACGTTTGTTGGTAGTGCTGAAAAAGCGCGGGATGTTATGAACGAGCTGCGGGAGTTTGCTAAAAAAACACCGTTTCAATTAACCGATTTGGTAGCGGCTACCAAAAACATGCTGGCGTTTGGATTCGCTCAGGATGAAATAACAGATAAGCTGTTTATATTTGGCAATCTGGCAGCAGCGGCAAACGTACCAGTTGGCGAATTAACGCAGATATTCGGGAAGATAAAAGGCCAAGGTAAATTGATGGGCGAAACCTTAAATCAATTGGCAGAACGGGGGATCCCGGTTATTTCAGCGCTGGCGGATCATTTTAGAGTGCCGGAAACAGCCATACGTGAAATGGTAACGGCGGGTAAGGTTTCCTTTGATGATATGATGGCCGCAATGCAAGCCTTGGCGGGTGAAGGCGGCAAGATGGGCGGGCTTATGGAGGAACAGGCCCAAACACTAGCGGGGCGCTGGAGTACATTAAAAGACCAGTTTATGGATGTTGCTATAACGGTTGGACAAGCGTTAATACCAATTATGGAAAAATTGGTAGTGATAGGTTCAGACGTTATAAATTGGGTTCAAAATATGGACACCAACACCATAAAAATGAACGTTACGCTGGTTGGCATGGGCGCCACGTTCTTTATGATTTTAAAATGGTTTCCAAAAATCATAAGAGGTTTTAAAATGGTAATAAATACCCTCAAAGCGTTTTCTATCGCTAGTGCAACGGCTAACGCATTTGCAATGAATTTCCCTGGGTTGATAGCCGCTACTGCGGCAGCGGCGGCGGCTGGTATAATTATTCACGAAGCAATGGGGAGCCTAGAAAACCAAGTAGAGGCGGCGGCCGGCAACATGGATAATTTAGTAAATAGCAGTAATCAATTGAATAATTCCGCCGGCGGTTCCGGGTTAATTGGCGATATAGCAAATCAAAACACCGAGTTAATAAAAACAGAAACCGACGCCGTAAAAGATTTAAACGCCGAGCTGAATAAAACTGAGCGCAAGCCCATTACAGTAGCCGTTAGGGGATCCGCTGCGGAGTTTTCAGCGAGACAACGGGCAGCGAGTGCAATAGAGCGTATACAAAAAGCACAATTAAAAGCGGCAGAAAAAGCTAACCAGCATTTAAACGCGATCAAAAAAAATACAGAACAACCACTAGCGGCGGCGGGGATCTAATGTCAGTTGTAAGCGTAAACATATTGCATAATGGCTGGAGTGCTTCCGAAGACGTAGGTAAAAAAACAACGTTTACCGTTGTTTACCTTGTAGAGGTAGACGACAAAAACGACGGGGCAATGACGGTAATGGTTGCTGATGATGGAAGCACCAGAATACCTAGAAGCGGCGATTATTACGAAGTAGGAAACGATAGAGACCCATTCGCATACGTCAAAAGCAAATCACCTACGCCGATAGATGACAAGCATTGGCACGTAAGCGTCACATTCGGCCCGCCGGATAGTAGCCAACCCCAAGAGGGATCACAAAAAAGCGGTTTAGACAACAACGGAATGCCGACGGATGATCCACAAAAAGAGGCGGCGGACGTAACTATACAAACAGTTAACGCTACACGGGCCGCCGAGCGGGGCGCGTATATTGGTAAAGTAGAATTGCCACACGGCGGCAATCCATTGGATCCGGGTGTATTCAATGCTGAGGGATTCAGGCCAGGAAAACCCCCAGTTTCGTTATTGGCAAAAGGCGACCGACTAGGCAGAATCAAAAACGGTGCAGCGGTAACAAATTCGGTTTTTACGCCATTCGATCCGCCACCCGAAATTTCATACAATCAGATAAGAATAACGTGCGGTATAAATGTTAAGTTTTGGAGCAATAAAATATTTAGAATGGTAAATACCGTTAATGCCCGCCCTATAAATTTTGTAGGCTCAGTTGCTAACGGTATACGCTGCGCGCCTTTTACGTGTCGTTTTATTGGAGTAAATGCCGCCGAGCGAGTCAAAAATGGAGAAATATTTTCTAGGTTTGAATTAGAATTCTTAATTGATCCGCTATTCGGCTGGCGCCAGGATATTTTAGACCGGGGTTATTGTGAAAGTGCTAATAAAACGGTATCACAGGGCGCACCAGAAAAAAATAATATAGTTGATAAACAAGGCCAACAAATTGCCGAGCCTGTTTTATTGGATGGCCGGGGCAATATGTTAGACACTAAAACACAGGCGGCCACCTATTTAAGATACGCACTATATCCAGAAATTAACAATATGGGAAGAATCACAAATTTCATTAATATAAAAAATGTAATAAGGAACCTCTAACAATGGCTGATAAGATTTTTACCGGGGCCACTTCCGGTGATTTTAGCGTAGCGGGAAACTGGTTAAGCGGATCCGCGCCGGTTGCCTCTGACAATATATTCTTTGTTGCTGATTATAATATTGATTTGACTGCTGGATTAGATCAAAGCGCCGTAAACTACGGCAAATTGATTGTTGAGGCAGGTTACACGGGCAAGATAGGTACGAAAATAGCCTATTTACAAATACCCTGTACAGATGTTGATTTTAAAGGGTCCGGGGAATCCTATATTGACGTTTCATCTTCGGCTATAGATATTCGGGTAGATGGGACGGCGGCCGCGCCAACGGGCAAGAGCGGACTATATTTAAAGGGTTCCGCAATAGATGAAATTAATGTCATATCAGGCAGCGTTGGCGTAGCATCTAAAGCCGGGGAAACGGCAACGCTTACAACCATTGTTTTAAATGGCGGCGCCGTTGTGGTGGGTGATGGTTGCACATTAACTAACGCTACAGTTTACGGCGGGGAATTAAATTTACAGGCAAGCGTAACAACGTTAAAGATATATAACGGAAGTGTAACGATGTCAGAGGCTGGCGCCGTAACTACTTTGACATTGTTTAACGGATCCCATACACACAACGGGACTGGGACAATATCAACCGCCAATGTTGAGGGCGGCAAGTTAGATTTATACCGTAGCGGGTTAGCCAGAACGGTTACTACATTAAATCTAGAGCCTGGCGGCGGTATTATTTATGATCCCGATTTAGTCACCATCGGAACGTTAAACATTATCGGCGGCCCTACTGAGATAACGAGTAATAATGCCTAATGGTTTTCTAATTACGGCCGAAGCAGTAAAAAAACTGCGCATCGATCACGCCACGCTGAAAAACAGGGTGCGCCGGTTAGAATCGTTGGTTTCCAATATCCGGCCTACAGGTGGCCGCGAAGATAGCGCGTTTGTAAAGGTTACGAAGGAAATTACACCCAGGGTAACAACTACCCTGGGTAAAGGTAAAGCGGATATACAGGAAATTGAAATAGATCCTAAAGACGTTGCAACCTATAAGGATGCAACGGAGGTTAAAAGCTATGGCGCAAATCCAACAAACCGAAACATTGACATATATAACGATTCATTGATACCAATTAAGGTAGACTCATATATTCGGGTTACACGTAATTTTAAAAGTGGGGTTTGGTTACCCAGTGCCGAAGTTCAGACAATCATAGGTTATGCTGAAAACGGAGTGCCGGCGCGAAGCGGAACAACAGCGGGTAGCGCAACAATAAAAGTTTACTATTTATATGCAGGCGTTTTAACGGATAGCGGCGAGACAATAACCGGCTATAATATTGCAGATGCAGTAATTGGCGTTGCGAGTTATGTAATGCTTAAAAAGAATGCGCTATCGGAAAACTGGTTTGTTGATTTTGCAGAATGCTAAACTACTATGCCTATTTCAAAATTTTCTACCGGTTGTAGTTGTGATTGCTGCTTAGTTTACGAATCCCGATATTGTGAATTCATTGGTGAAAACTTCCCAGACGACCACGCAAGCGGGGGCGCGTTTCCGGTGCAGGGCGGGGCGTTAAATTTATCGGGTGTTTTTGATGACGTAGAGAATTGGACATACCAAAGGGATGTTTGTTATTCTGGGCTAAGTGATTGTATATCGACGACGGATGCTAGGAGCGGTCTTGAGTATTCACCAGATACGTATATTAAAGGGATACAAAGCGCCGGCGAAAATGCAAACCGCGCTATTCTTATAAATCCCCTGGATGAGTTTCAATGGTATACGTTAATGTCATTTATGAAGTGCGAAACCTGCACGAGTGACCAAACGAATGCACTATGGTTTTGTTTCGATTATCAGGATACCGATAATTGGCTAGCGCTTGAAATAAAATATGAGCCTGATTTTAGTACATCCCCAGGAAACCCGGACAGAATATTTTTGATCCGGCTATGGGAAAACGTGGCGGGGACAATTCAATTAGTAGATCCGACAGCAAGCGCCAAATCTATCAACCTGGGCGGCGGCGCCAATCAGGTAGACGTGTTTATAGAAATAACGGTAGAGCGGCGTAGCGTTGGTAATGATCTATTATTATTGAACCTGGGTTTAATCGGTAGCCAACATAAATCGGCGGCTTACCGATTTGCACCAATAAACGGCGGTAAATTAGGCTGGATCACACGGTTTGCAAGTGAATCAGAAGTGGGTGATGCAGGTTGTACGGTGTCTGGTGATGGGATTTACGACAAGCATCAGCAAATTTACAAAACGTCGATATGCCGTTTAGCGTCCAACGTCCCAGGATGTTGCACCGCGGCGCCACCGCCGGGCGAATGTTGCGATAATTGCAGCGACAATTTCCCCGGATTGCTTCATACGGGGGAATTTGACGTAACTATAAGCGGTTTCACGGACTCCACCGACTGTTTAAATTGTGATTTTATAAACGATACATTTACGCTACAGTGCTTTCCCGTTTGGAGTAGCACATGCAGTGAATTGGGTGAAGCTGACCCAGATAATATCGACGAAAATAAAGATACCTGCTCATGGGGAATAACCTTTACAGATTACCACGGGCCTAGAGATTGTAGCAGCAGCGTTTACGATGCGACTACAGGATATACAGTTTTTAAATATTGGGGTTGGCGGGGATTGCAGTTAAACAAATACCCCATTCTCACAGGTTCCGTAGAGTCTGACGAATGGAGGCTACATCTTATTTATTTTATGGAGGTATCCATAACTGAAACGGTACTAGACGACTACGGGAATACTGTTGTGCGGGGCGATTTTGACGAAAAATGCTATGATTTATATTTAAAATATATCCCATCTCCAAACCCTAGCATCTGCTTATTAGATGGAACAGAAAATTTCACATTAGTAAACAATATCGGTACTCTATCCGTTACATATGGTGGATCATCCGCATCTACTAGCTTTTCTGATTGGTGCAATTCTAGCGGAACTGGAACGGTCGAGGCAACGGAAATATGAAATGTATTTGGGAAAACCGGAACGATGGCGGCGTGGTTTGCGTGAACTGCGGACACAAAAAAAAGAAAGTAAGTTACCGAAACTGTAGTTTATCAAAGGGGCTGGGGGATTCCGTAGCGCGTTTTACATCGGCTATAGGTATTAAACCGTGTGGCGGCTGCAAGAGTCGCCAGGGTACATTGAATAAAAAGTTCGCAACGCCAGCATTTAAAAACGCCCGGTTAATTCCAACCGTAGAACTAGTACACCAGGCCGTTAGATTTTGCGACCAGGTGCCGCCGGAGATAGACGCGGTTTGCGCCGTGCCGCGTTCCGGCATGATTCCCGCCAGCGTAATAGCCGCGCATTTGCATTTACCATTATATAGCATCGACAAAAAACGTTACGTTACCAACGTTGGACACGGTGAGCGCATGAATGCCACCCCGGAGCCGTCGCGGTTTTTGTTTATAGATGATACCGTTGCTAGCGGGGCAGCTATGAGGCAGCTACAATCATTTAAAGGCGTAACGGCGGCAATATATGTAAACCCCAGGGCAGACACCAAACCGGATTTATTCGGGGTAGAATTAGAATTACCGCATTTGCTGCAATGGAATCTATTCAATAGCGGTTACGTTTCCCGTATGGCGTTTGATATGGACGGGGTTTTATGTCATAACATGCCGATGGATAAACCGCTAGAAACCGCGAAACCGTACAACCTACCGAGGCGGGCAGAATTACCCGCGATCATTACCGGCAGACTTGAGGAAGATAGGGCGATAACGGAAACGTGGTTAAAGCGTCACGGGATCCGCTGCAAACGGTTGATAATGTTTTCGGGCAGCAATTCGGACAGAATGAAACCGCGCGCAATCAGTGATTACAAAGCGGCCGAATTTACCAAACTAGGGTTAGATTGGTTTGTTGAATCTTGCCCGATACAATCCAGTGAGATAGCCAAAGTAACAGGGGCGTGGGTTATCTGTACGGAAAACGGCGAGGTTTACTAATGGGACGCAAAAAGAGAATAAGAAACGCTGAGGGTAAGCTGGTTATGGTTCCGGTGGATTCTAAAAAGGAATCGAAGCAAGCCGGCAAAGTTGATATAATTTTAGCGAAGGCGGAACTGAGTAAAGCCAAGGCCGAAAAACGTAAATGGCTAGTGCTGCTTATCGCCATTGGGCTAGGGGCATATTTTGTCCTATCCAGTGGCGCCGGCAGTAGTGCATTAAATATAATCAAAGGGTTTTTACCAGGGGGTGAATGATGTTCAAGGAAATTATTGCAGCGACTAAGAGCAAGCGTACCCTTGCAGCTCTGCTAACCTGTTTTTTCGCAACTATTAACGCCCAGCTATCAGAGCCGCTAATTGACGCGGAACTATTAAACAAGCTGGTTATAGTTATTACGGGGCTAATCGTTGGCGATAGCCTGCGCCCAGTTAATAAGGAAACGCCCCCTAGTGAGTGAAGATATTAAAGAATTACGGGAAAACCTGCAACGGATCGAAATTAAGGTTGAGCAGGTTTTAACCGAGCTGCAGCCGATTTGCAAACTACATCGGGGCAATGGCAAGCCCGGTTTAGATGTTCGCATGAGCGTTGCGGAATCAGAACTAGACGACGTTAAAAGCTCCACGCAATGGGCTTTTAGAACCGCGGTAACGGCGATCATTGGCGCGCTATCGTCAGTCGTTTTGTATCTATTGAAAAAATAGTCAATTTTGCGCTTGCGTAATGCCGAGTAAATATATTAAGCTACCCCCCACGAAGTTTAAAACGAAGTTAATTTTATCAGAGGGAGGCAAACGGGATGTTTGCATTTACAGATAGCCCACGCTGGGCAACGGTTACAGTACCGAAACAAGTTTGCAAAGAAGCAAACGAATACGCCAAAACCACCGCCCAGGATTATAAAGCCAATTACGTAGGGCGGCAAAATGATTACGCAACTATTCTATTAGATTGTATTTGCGGTTGGGCCTTTTCTAAGTGGTGTAATATTAATAGCGTTTGGCATGATCCAAATTATTTGGATGATAATGATATTGATTGCATTCTAGATTTTAAAGACGTTGGATTAACCCCGGTTGTAATTGTCCCTACTTTTTCAGGGCCACTAGATACGCCCGGAGCGTTGCGCGTTTCACATTGGCGGCTTGCCGTTGAAAAACCGAACTATTACATTGCGGCGAGTCTGACAGATTCAAAGGTGACGTTTTACGGGGGCGCTGTTAAATATGATGTTTTGGGAAGTTCTCATATATTCGAGGCGCGGCCGTTAATCTACGAAGTACCAGAAACCGAATTAAATTTATCAATGGGCTGGTTTGCCAAATACGCCGTTAAAACCAATGAGCCACAGGAAACTTTTTATAATATCTTTGATGAGGAGGCGCAATAATGCCGTTAGCGTTAACGAGGAGACTAGGTAACAAAATAATGATCGGCGATGATATTGTAATTACCGTTAAAAGACTAAAGGCGTCTAGCGTAGTGCTAAGTTTTGACGCACCGAGAAACGTTAAGATTTTACGAAATGAAGTTTACCAGAGGGATTTAAACGATGCGAAAATTAAAAGCTAAACCGCCAGTAGGAAAAACCAAGCGGGCGAAAATTATACTAAGCGGGCGGGCCGGAGTTGGTAAAACCTATTTCGCGCTAGATTTCCCCAGCTGCTACTATATCGACGTTGAAGGTTCCGCCGAGCGGGATCACTACGCCGATAAACTAGCAAAGTCCGGCGGAGTGTATTTCGGGCAAGATGAAGGGTCACAGGATTATGAAACGGTAATTGAGGAAATAGTCACCCTGGCAACGGTAGAGCATGAATACAAAACCGTCGTTATAGATTCATTCTCTAAGCTATACGCAACGGCCGCAGGTATAGCGGAGGAAAAGCTAGGGTCTGATTTTGGGCGGGATAAAAAAGAGGCCAACCGCCCAACCCGCCGATTAATACGTTGGATTGATAGGCTAGATATGAACGTGATTCTAATTTGCCACCAAGCTGATAAATGGGGTAAGGATTCAAAGGGGGAACAATCCGTAATCGATACCACCTTTGACGGGATGAAACGCCTTGAATATGAGCTAGATCTATGGATTGAAATTATCAAAGAGGGCAAGAGCCGCAAAGGCCGAGTACGCAAAAGCCGGTTATTAGGATTTGTGGAGGGTGAGCGGTTCGAACTGGATTATAAGGATTTCGCTGAGCGTTACGGCAAAAAGCTAATAAACGCAGATCACCAGGTAACCCACCAAACAGCAACACCGGAACAGGCCAGCAATCTAATAATGATTTGCCGCGATGCAGGGATCCCAACAACAACAATTGATAAGTG